CCTAATGTACCGCTTGATAAATTAAAATAAGCATAATCAACAGTAGACCCTTCAAATCGAATAGATAAAAAATCTCTACTACCAGCCTTTGCATAAACGCTGAAAGTAGCAACACTTGACCCTAATGAAAAAGACTGATTTATTAAGTGAGTACTATTGTCGGCAGTATCTATAAATGCCCAAGCATCATTACTCCCATCGTAACCGCTTTCTCCTCCAGTTAAACTTGCCCTTGTAGCACCCCAAGTCGTATCAAACTGATTACTCTGAATAATAAGATTCCCTATTTCCTTTTCAATAAGTCCTTGTTCGTTTACCCTTGTTGCAGCACTTGCTCTTAAGAAACTAAAATCACCATTTACAACTGCTGTTGTTGTGGTTTCTACATATTGTGTTGCAGTTATTCCTTTTTGTAATTGAGCGTCTTGGATGTAGATATATTCGCCAGAAGCAGTAATATAAGAGCCATTTGTATTTGCTGGGTAAATATCTACTCTTTGATTAAAATTTAATCCAGTAATAGAAATACGATACCATCCATCACTAACGCTTGTTATTGTTGTATCAATAATTCCTGAAGTAGTTCCAATAGTGCCTGCGCTTAAATCTGCCCATAAATTAAAAGCACCGCTACTTGAAGCAACATATAAAGCAATCAGATTAACATTACCAGCCTTTGCGTATACACTAAATGTACCTGCTCCACTTTCAGAAACAAATTGGCGGACAGAACCAGAAACACCGCTACTCGTGCTTTCTAATTTCCAAGCATCGCTTGAACCATCATAGCCAGTCTGACCACTCGTCACACTTGCATTTACAGCAGTCCAAGTAGTATCAAAACCATTACTTTGTAGTAAAAGGTTTTCTCTATTGGTTGGCTTAACGCTATTTAATACGCCACCATCGTATGCGGTAGGTGTGGTAATTAAACTTGCTTTTGTTAGTAAACTCATCTTAATCTACAAATTAATTCGTTCAACAATTCATCGGTTTCGTTGCTATTCTCATAATAGCTGACCCTTACATACATATCATTAGTGATATTCGGTTCATAGTAAATATCCCCCCAAAATGTATCTGATGATTCACCCCACCAAGTTCTGTGATATATTTCGTTAGCCATTGTTTCTATACATTAAGAACCATTTGTGAGCAGTATATCCTATCGCTACAATGGTTAAAATTATCTTTAGTCCTAATTCTATATTCGTGAAATTAATCGCCAATACAGAAGCGTTAAGTAAGTATATTTTCAAATCAGTTAGGTTCATTTCTTTTTCTTCTTTAAGTATTCAGCCAATTTCTTTAAGTTAATTGGTTTTACTTTATATCTTGATTTGTTCACTACAGCACCCATCCTGCGAAATTTGCGTCTTTATCAGGATTCATATCTTCGTTTGTGTTAGTGTTGTATTCTGGAAACAAATTCTGATTAAAAGATATATAATCAATAAATCTTCTTGTGTAGAAGTCAGCAAAGTTTCTGTGCTTTTGTGTTAGAAAGTCTACTTCTTCCTTTGTTGGATTATCAGCGTTTTCACTTCTGTGTCTAAATAACCCTCCGTTTCTTAATTCATAACTTGCAAAAGGAAGATAATCGACCATAGCAAAATGAATTAACATAGGCTGAATATAATCATTAACTAATTCTAAATAATCACCAGACAAAGTACCAGCAATAATATCCGCACTAATTTTATTGTAAAGGTCTGTGCCTAAAAAATTCTGAATATGCATCTGTTGAGAAATCTTAATAAACTGAATAAATTTATCAGTATCGACATTCCCATCAATAATGCTATTTCTTACTAAATCTTCTCTTTTTATAAATAACGCAGTAGCCATATCTTATCCTTTATAATTTGGGTGATGTCCACTATTAGGCATATCAGTTGGTGCTACTTTAGAAGTTTCGTATTCTTCACCTTTAGGAATGTAGCTTTTTGGAATGTCGTCTACTTCTTCACTACTTGCTAAAGATTTATCCTCATAGTATGTACCATCTGTTTTTGTCTTTAGTCTATAAAGATTCTCATTCCAATAATGCCTACAATTCACACCGCCTTTGTATTTGAATAAAGAGTAGTTCTGTCCTTTATGTCCAAAAGAATTATTTACACCCTGAAAACTTGCTTGGTCAATATCTTCTTTGCGATAAACTACACCTCTATCTGTTCTTGACATCATATTACGACAGAAGGTTCTTGAAGCACCACCTTTATAATTTGGTGAATTTACTTGAGCATATTCGAAACGAACCTTATAATAAGACTTATCTAAAAAACTTGGGTCGCTTGGTTTAGACTTGATAAAATCAGCTAACTTTTGTAGTCCTGTTTTCTTTTCTTTAATCAAACGATTTGCCCAATCTTCGATAGATTCGTTTTCTTCAGAGTATTCCCTTTTGTCTACAAGTTCCCACTCATCGTCTATAACTTCCCCTTCTAAATCATTTTCTAAAGCCTCAAATTCTGCATCTGTTAAGTCTTTTAAATCACTACTTAACTTCTGTCCTGTTTCTTCTTCTACTTGTTCTTTTGTTAAAGCGTTTTCAAGGTCTACAAACTCCAATGGTTGTAAGGTCTTAAAATATAGATTTAAGGAAGCATTATTAAAAGATAGTACTTTGTTAAAGGCGGTTAGTAAAAGTTCCTGAAATGGTCTAATAACGGTGTTATCGAACAATATAGAAGCAGTCTTTAACTCATCAGCGTTATTCCCTAATCCTGTGTTATCTTTAATGCCTAATAACATCGGTGAAATAATACGATGCGCCACCATAATCTTACGCATTGATTCATCACTTAAAAACTGATACTGATTGTGTGCGTCTGATAATTGGACTGTTTCTAAACTTGCTTGTGTTTCTGCATTATCGTTAAAAGAAAGAATAAACTTACCTGCGTTACTTGTTCCGCTAAACTTTTGTTTAATCTTGTTTTCGATTATTTCTCTTTGCTCTTCATCTGGCACTCCATTATTAAAGTTAATGAGCATAGAAGGCGCAAGACCATTCTTAATGTTGTTAATGTGGTAGTTAGAAATTTCTTCTTCTAACTCTGCATACTGAAGTCCACCCTGATAATCAACTGGTGAATAATAATAAAAACCAGCACGATATGGCTTAACACATAAAATCTCTATTTCGTCTTTAGAGAAACCAAAAGCACTAAATCGTTTAGGCTTGTCACTTGGTTTAATTTTATTCCAATCGTTGAAATAATAATAAGCGTCTATTTCTCCTTCTTCGTTTGCTTTACCTACTCTTAAAGTTTCGATAGGAAAGTGTGCTACCTCTATAATTTTTTTGTGTGCTTTGTCGTAAACTACTTGCATAGCACATTGACCCATTAATTTAAGGTCATAAGATAGCTTTCTAACGCAGTCATTAGTGAACAAAGACTTCATCATTGCGTATTCTTCTAACTTGGTGTTAGAATCCGTAGCATCTAAACCTCTACCGAAAATCATTTGACTGATTCCGTTAATAGCAGCGTTATTTGTAGGTGATGCGTTATATAAGTCAATCAAATACTGATAGTAATTGTTGTCATCACCATAACTTACCCACTCATCCCTTTTGTTTTCAGAAATCTTTGGGGCAGTATAAGACGCTAATTCAACTATTTTTATACTCATAATATGATATAATCGTTATCGTATGTGTTTTCGGTAGTGTATTGATTTTTATTTACTGTGTAGCTTGAAACCACTTGGTCAGTACAGAAAATCTTATCCTTGTAAATAACATCACTACCAAACTTACAAGTCATATCGTAAAATCTATTCTCGACTAACGACAAAGTTAGGTTAAAAGTCATATAATCACCACTTGTCGATGTAGAAACCGAATAAGTAGTAGATTCATTAGTGCTGTTATCCCTTAAAATAACATCTATGTTAGATTGATATTCTCTGGGAATAATCTTTAGCGTTTGAGCAGAAGTACTTGTCGTTAGAATCTTCATACTTATAAAACGAATTTATTTTAGATTTTGCGTAAAGACAAAAAAAAAGCCACCTATAAAAGATGGCTTAATTTTCAGTTAAGTTAAATTATGGTGCAATTTGAGTAGCACTTGCGTTACCAGTTACTACCGCAGCAGCAACAAAGTAAGCAGGAAGTGTTTCTTGAGCAGAGAACACTAAAGTAAATCCACTTAAATCACCCATAGCAGCACCAGTTACGATAGTACCACCGCTTACATCAGCACCGTTAGCAGCACCTACCAAGAAGTAGTTACC